TGTATGGGAAATACCACAAAAAGTATTATTGGATTTGTCTATAATTAGAAATAAGTATGTTGACCAATCACAATCATTAAATGTGTATCACTCTGATGCTAAATATGCTAAAATAGCTTCAGCTCTTATGTATGCTTGGAAAGGTGGTTTAAAAACTGGTGTTTATTACACTAGAACTAAATCTAAATTAGAAGCTAATAAAAAATTAGCTTCCAATCAAATAACTCAAGTTGAAAAACCTAAAGATAGTCAATTTGAATGTTTTGGTTGTTCAGCTTAAAAATTATATTAAATAATAAATAAAAAGGGGTTTTTTATAACCCCTTTTTTTATTTACCATATTTACTTATAAAAATCTTTTAGTATTATATTTATCTAATAAATAAAGTTATGGCAAACGGTAAATACATAAATATAAATTATCCCTTTAAAGATAGTCCTAAAGGGTTTTTTTTAGATTTAACTGAACAAGCCAATCAAGCGATTAAAGCTGATTTGCTACATTTAATATTAACAAGAAGGGGTCAAAGATTATATAATCCAGATTTTGGTACTGATTTATTACGTTTTATTTTTGAACCTAATGATGCAATGACACAAGAAGGTATAAAAGAGGAAATAAGAACAGTCGTAAAAAGATTTTTACCAAATTTAAAATTAAATGAAATACTAATTGAAGAATCACCAGAGTCAGAATATGCTGCTGTTGTTTCTTTAAGTTATACAATAACTGATGGTGTTTTTGAATCATCAGACATGGTAATAATAAAAATATAAAATATGCCAAATGTAAATTATTCATCAAGAAACTTTGTTGACATAAGAACCGATTTAATAAATTATGTTAAACAATATTATCCAGATATTTTTAATGATTTTAATGATGCGTCAGTAGGTATGATGTTATTAGAATTAAATGCTGCTGTAGGTGATATGTTATCATATAATACAGATAGGATGTTTGCTGAAACACAAATCGATTATGCTCAAGAAAAAAAGTCAGTCTTATCTTTAGCTAGAACGTTTGGGTTAAAAATACCAGGGAGAAGAGCTAGTGCAACAATAGTTGATATAAGTATAACGTTACCACCATTTGGTGATAGTTTTGATGTATCATACGCTCCAATGTTGAAATCTGGTTCACAAGTTTCTGGTGCTGGTAAAATATTTGAATTAAATGATGATGTTGATTTTTCATCACCATTTAACGTTAATGGAATACCTAATAGGATTATAATCCCTAATTTTAATGCAAATGGTTCATTAAAAAATTATACTTTAACTAAAAGAGAAATAGTTACGAATGGTTATTCTAAAATATTAAAAAAAGTAATAGCTACCGTTGATTCTAGGCCTTTTTTAGATATAATATTACCAGATAATGATGTCATCTCAGTAGATTCAATAATAACTATAGATGGTACAAATATTCCAGTGACACCTAGTTTAGAAGAATTTGCTAATCCAGATAATAGATGGTATGAAGTTGATGCTTTAGCTGAAGATAAAGTTTTTATAGTAGATACTACTAGACCAACTGACTCATCTACAGTTACTCCAGGAAAATGGGTTAGTGTTAACAAAAAATTTATTAGAGAATATACAGATTTAGGTTTTACAAAAATAACTTTTGGTTCTGGTAGTCAAGATATTTCTAGCTTATGTGAATTCGATAGCAATCCAGCTTTGGTTAATCAAATAGGTGATTTCATTAATAACATGTCACTAGGTGAAATACCAACACCTAATACAACTATGTTTATAAAATATAGAGTTGGTGGTGGTGCTGATTCAAATATAGGGCCAAATGTTATAAAAAATTTTGGTATAGTTAACATGAGTGTTAACGGACCAGATAGACAAATTAATCAATTGGTAAGGGGTTCTTTAAAAGTTAATAATTTATTTCCAGCTATTGGTGGTAAAAGCGAACCAAGTGTTGAGGAAATAAGAAATATGATAAGATATAATTTTGCATCACAAAATAGAGCTGTTACAATAAAAGACTATCAAACTAGAATCGCACAAATGCCTGGTAAATTTGGTGCACCTTTTAGATGTGGTGTGTTTGAAGAACTAAATAAAATTAGTGTTTATATATTAGGTTTAGATTCTGCTGGTCATCTATCAAATGAATCAACATCTACTTTAAAAAATAATATATCTAATTATTTAGCTGATTATAGAATGTTAAATGATTATGTTAATGTTAGAGATGGTAGAATTGTTAATATATCAGTTGAACTAGATTTATTTATTGATAAAAATGTTCCACAATCTCAAGTAATATCAAAAGCGATTACAGAAGTTAGAAAGTTTTTTGATATAAACAAATATGAAATGGGTGAAAACATATACATTTCACCACTTATTGAAACATTAAATAATATAGGTGGAGTACTGAACGTCATCCAATTAAGAATGTTTAATAAAGTTGGTGGTGGTCAATATAGTTTAAATGAAATTTCACAATTTTATATTGATGTACCATCAAGACAAATAGATTTGGAAGATATGACTATATTTGGTGAAGCAACAACAATGTATGAAATAAAATACCCTAATAAAGATATATTAGTTAGAGCGAAGCAATAACATTTATTTATTCATTTAAAAAGTATATATTTAATCAAATAACAATTAAAAAAAAAAATATATTATGGGTTGCGGATGCAAAGGAAATGTTTCAAATGATAATAGTATTAAATTCGGTGACTTAACCGTAAATGCTAAATTAAGAAGAGTTGGTTTTTATACATTAAAAGTTTTTGCTTTTATGTTAGCTATTTTAGCACTACCAATTATAAACATTGCAATAATTTGGTTTATATTTCAGATTGTTGTATTAAATCAAAGTTTTAGTGTTAAAGAAATTGTTTTTAAAATAATGGGTAAAGCTTTAACAAGAAACGATGATGACGATGATGATGATGATTATTATGATTTAGATGAACTAAATGAAGATGACGTTACATTATTAGATGTTGACGAAATAACACACGAAATTAAATAAGTTTTATGTCAGAAACAATTAGGATAAGAACTCAACCTAACGGTAATGATACATATGTTAAAGTAAAAATAGACCAAGAATTTGACTTTCTGGAAGTCTTATCGTTAAAAATAAGTGATGAAGATGCATATAGAAATTTTTGTTCTGATTATGGTGCGGTTGTAGGTAGAGTTTTCTTTAATGGTGGCGTTGGATTACCAAACGCTAGAGTTAGTATTTTTATACCATTAGATGATGAAGATAAAGAAAATTCAATTATTAGAGGTTTATACCCATATGAAATTATAACTGATAAGGATTCTGAAGGTATTAGATATAATCTATTACCAAAAACTAGTGAAACAAACAATGAATGTTTTACACCTATAGGTACTTTTCCTAATAAAAGAGAAATTTTAGATAATCCAGAATTAGAATATGTTTATTGTAAATATTATAAATTTACAACTACTACTAATGAAGCTGGTGACTTTATGTTTTTTGGTGTCCCATTAGGTTCATATACTATTCATGTGGATGCTGATATTTCAGACATTGGTATTTATTCTCAAAGACCTTACGATTCAATAAGTGAAGGTGCACCAGTTGATTTATTTGAAAGTACTACAAAATATAAAGCTGGTAAATTATTAGATAGATTAATACAAGTTAAAAGTAGTAGTACAGCTGTTTTTGTTAGACCTTTCTGGGGTGATTCAGAAACATGTGAAGTCGGTATTAGTAGAGCTGATGTTGATATGAATTTTACAATAACACCTTCAGCTATTTTTATGGGTAGTATTTTTGGTGATGACGATAAAAACAGTGTCAACAAAAGATGTAGACCTAGAAAGAAACTAGGTAATGTTGCTAATTTAATTTCTGGTGAGGGTAAAATCGAAATGCTTAGAAAAACATTAGATGATACTATAGAACCTTTTGACATAAGAGATGGTGATTTAATTGATGAAGATGGTGTATGGGCTTATCAGATACCGATGAATTTAGATTACAAAATAACTGATGAATTTGGTAATTTAGTCCCAACAGAAGACACAAACAAGGGTATACCAACACGAGCTAGACTTAGGTTTAAAATAGGTATGAATAATACTGGTGGTGAAGGTAGATTAAGAACAAGAGCCAAATTTTTAGTACCTAACAATCCTAGAACAAAATCTGAAATAGATTATACTTTTGATGAAAAAACAAAAGATACTAGTTTTAGAGATGTTTATTGGAATAAAATTTATACCGTAAAAAACTTTATTCCTAGATTTCAAATTAATGGTAGAGAAGGGACTAGAGCTTTTACTGGTTTAAAAGATGTTGATAGTGATGGAAATAAAACACCACCACCATTTAATAGAGTTAATACTGAATTTAACCCAATATTTTTAATTATATGTATTATTATTAAAATTATCACTTTTATTATTTGGGTTTTAAATGTTGCCATATTCCCTATTGTTAATTTCTTTATTTGGATTTTTAGAAAATTAATAGGTTTTTGGAATGGTTTAATGTCAAATCTATGTCAAAAATCCCAAGAATGTACATTTGAATTACCTTCATGGTTAGGGGGTTGTTATAGATTGTTAAAATTTCTTTCTTTCACGTGTAATTGGATTATAGGACTACCTAGTTATGTTAAATGTGTTGTTTTAAAGTGTCCTTTTGAAGAGGGTGAAGAGAATACTTTTGCTCCTGGTTGTAAAAAACCTACTTGTGGTAATCCAGATAGTTGTCATTCTGGTATGAGAGGTGGACATTATGAAGCTGTATTGGAATATGGTAATATTGATTTTTACCCAGGCGCACCAAACACTGGTATTCCAGAAGATGGTTATAGCGCAGCTGGTTACGATAACTGTGTTGCTTTCGTTATAGCAAAAGCGTTAAACATGTTCCAATTTGATTTTTATGGTGATTGGTTAAATGGTAGTTTATTTGGGTTTTTACTTAAATACAAATATAAAAGGAGAGGTAGAGAGTTATTTTGTGAATATGATTGTAACCCAGATTTTTTCAGTCTAGGGGGTGTTGACGGTAACAACAATAATGTTGGGGATAATAACTGTAGGAATAATTACATATTAGACACATGTTATTCATCAGACAACAACGTTTTAAGTAACTCTGAAAAATGTCAAAATAAAACACATGAAACTCTAGTTAGAGAAGGTGTTGCTAAAAAAGTTGTGACAATCATAAATGGTATAAGATATGGTGAAGATTTGTATTACGCATCAACAAAACATGATACCAAACATAGACTGTTTGCTACTGATTTAGTTTGTTTAGGTTCTGTATTTGATTGCGATTGGCAAGGTATTCCAAAGTTACAAAATTATTTAATACCAACAACATATAAAATGCCACCAGATACTGTTGAATTTGTGAATGATAATAGTGCTGATGGTGTTGAAACAACTGGTATGGTTACATTAACACCAGCTATTCTAGGTTTATTTTTTGATATTGATTGTACTGGTTTAAGGTCTAATTATAGGCAAGTTTTAAATATAAGACATTTATGTGAATTTGGTGTTGATATTGATGAACTTAGAGATGGTGCTGGTACTGCGACTATTTCACCAGATAGTACTATAGGTATATCTGATATTGATGATGGTGGTGGTAAATTTTTTAGAGATGTTTTTTATTATTTAAATAAAGATTATCCTATGCAATTAACAACACCTTTCCCTTATTCTTCGATGCCTTTTTCGACTGATTTTAATATAACGAATACATGGGTTTATCCTTTTGCATCTGACACAACCCATAATGGTCAAAATTATTTAGATTTTAGAGGATATCAAACTAATTCAGATACTAGTTTTGGTCAAGCTATTAATAACTCTTATTTCTTTTATTTTGGTTTAAAACCAGGTAGAGGTGCCGTTGAAAAATTAAATCAGAAGTTTTTTGCTAGATGTATTCCAGAAAAAGAAAAAGAATTTAACATATTATTTACATCTAACGCTGCGACTAGTTCAAGTGGACAAGGTAGTATTGTGTTTAGTGTAGTTGGTGGTACATCTCCTTTTACATATACATATAGTGGACCAACAAATGGTAATGGTACCATCGCTTTAGATGGTTCTGGTCAACCAAGTAATACTACTTTAAATTTACCAGTTGGTACTTATGAAATAGAAGTTATTGATGCAAATGGTAATAACGCTACTATTACAGTAGCAGTTGATGGACCAGCACCTTTATACGGAAATGCTAGTGTATCAAAAATGATAACTAACCCACAATCAGTTGATGGTGAAATAACAATTGATTCTGTTGGTGGTGGAAGTGGTACATATACATACACACTTTACAAAAGTGATGGGGTAACAGTTGTAGAAAGTGGTAATTTAACGCAAGTACCGTTCAAAATTGATGGTTTAGCTGGTCATATATTATCAGATGGGGCTACTCCACCAAGTTATGGTTATAAATTAAAAATTAGTGACGGAACTTCAAATCTCATCATTAAAAACTTAAAATTAGATGGACCTACAGCTATTGTAATTACCCAAACATCATTATCTAATGTAAGTTGTTATTTAGGTACTAATGGTTCGTTTGCTTATACTATAACTGGTGGTAAATCACCATACACGATATCAACTACATCAACAAGTGGTGATTTCTTTAATGTAGCTTCTCAGCAAAATGTTAAAGATGGTAATTACACAATATCAGTTGTTGATAGTTATGGTACAACTGCAACTCAGAATTTTACAATTGGTGTTGATAACCCACAACCTTTAATTTTAAGTGCTGGTAGTGGTATTAGTAAACAATGTGACCCAGATAACTATAAAATTAGAATACTTGCAACAAATAGTGGTTATTCTAACATAAAATTAGAATATAGATATAATGGTGGTGCTTGGGCTAGTGCGGTTCCTTTTATTACAACTAATTATGTAAGTCCTAGTACTGATATGGAATTGAGCCTACCTAAAGCATCATTCCCAAGTCTTACCTCATTTGATTTTAAATTTAAATCAAATGATGAAAAATGTGAAAGTGGTTTACTTACATTTAATGAAGGTATAATTAGATTACCTAATTCATGGTTAAGTGTAAATACAAATGGAATAACATCTAATTCTAAACAGTGTAACCCTAATAGTGTAACATTTAAAGTTAATGTCTCTCATTGGGAAATAAACCCTGGTTATACTTTAAGAAAACCTTACACTTTTAAATTTAAAGTAAATGGTGGTACTGAACAAACAGTTGAATTGAACACCCATCAACAAGAAATTGTTGGTAATATGCCAAGTCCAACTGGTTCTGCTGTTATAACATATACAATAACTGATAATAAAGGATGTACAGCTAGTGGTACTTTACCAACTATTACATTACCAACACAAGCATTAACAGCTTCATGGAGTTATGGTGTGAATAGTTCTGGTGGTGCAACTAAAACATTGAATATAAGTGGTGGTATCGGTAACCCAAATAACTATAGTGTTGTGTTACCAGTTGTATCGGCTAGGTCGGTGGTTCAATCACCAACAATAACGGATAGTGTTGGTTGTACGTTTGTATCACCAACTAGTACAACATCTTAATGATATATGGAAAGAACAAGACAAATATTAAATGATAATTTATCAGCTGAAAAGGTTAATACTGATTCTTATTTAAAAATTAATGTAGAAAACAGTCAAAAATTATTACCTTTAAATGATATTAATAAAATAGTTAATGCTTCTGATAGATTTAACGTTGAACGTAATAGATGTACTTTTTATAGAATAATAGGTACAATAGATAGTACTATGTCTAATCCATTATTTAATTTAACTGATAATAATTTAAGTAATAAATTTACATGGTCTTGGTTTAATACTTTTGATTTTTTAGATAATAGTTATCCTAGGGATAACAATAATTTAGATGATACTGATTACACATTTCCAGTAACTATTAGTAATTTTTTAAAAGAAAAAGATGGTTGGTTTGGTGCGTATGAACCAGATAAAACAAAAGCGGCTTTATGTAATTTTTATGATGTTGAACCTAAAAGAGAAAGATTTTCATTTATTTCAGATATAAACCCTTTCGGTGGTAAAACACAAAATGGAACTCCAGTTAAAAATTGGGAAATAACAATTACTTATCCATTTTCAAGTAATAAAACACATAATATGGTCAAAGGTGGTTTACTAATAACTTCAGTTCAACAAGCTATAGTATCGACCAGAAATATGACAGCAATTGGTGTTTCATGTAAACATAATTTAAATATTGGGGATATTGTTAATATAACTGGTACAGTTGGTTATGATGGTGAATACGTTGTTGTTAGAACTGGATTGGATAGTTCTGATTATAAAGAATATTATTTTGTTATTGATTCACCTTTTAATGCAGCTAAAACGATTGGTTCTAATTCTAGATTTAAAAAAGTGATAGCTGGTGTTGAGTCTGAATATTATTTTAGAATTTTTAAAAAAATAAAAACCAGAACTCAACCAATAATTGAGACTGATGATTATGAAACATTTAATATAGCTTTTAGTGAAAATTTTTTTAATGACCCATATATTCAAGTTGTGTTTAATGAGGATATTGACGTTAAAAATTTGGTGGATAATTTAGGTAGACCTTTAAGTGAAATATATTTAACTTTTATCAAAACTAGTAGTAATAATTTATTTACTCAAGTTAAATCTGGTATAGAAACGCCATATGACCCTAAATTAAAAAATAGTAATAGTTCAAACTTACAATATTTGAGGGATATTCCAAGTATACAAAGAATACATAACGGTGGTACTAGTACACCATTTACATCACACACTCCATTAGAATCAAATGTTTCTATCAGTGATGATTTATTTTATGGTGATATAGTTGAGTATAACACAACCACTTTATTAGAAGTTGTATTAGCTGATGTTAATCACTGCTTTAATACAGTTAATAGGTTAAGTAATCCATCATTAACTTATACAACAAAAGTTGGTATTACACCACCAGCCACATCACCAACAAAAACAATAACACTAGGACCAAGACTTGAGGGTTATTTTTATAAACCACATTACAAAATGAAAATAAGAGAATTTTCAACATATATTGAATTTGGTGATAGATTTACAGATAATATTCCAAGTTATGCTATTACATTACCAGATGAAACATACGCTTGGAGAGATTTATTAGATTTAGGTGTTAATGAAAGTGATGAACAAGCTTTAGATTATCCCTTTTTAAATGATTCACATTATTTACATCAAATAATTTGTTTTAATTTAAAAAGACAAGACCCATTTGGTATTTGGGGGTTATATTATAGTAAATTTCCAGAAGACCCAATTGGTGATAGAATAAATGATAAATACGAAGTAAAAGAAGATGACGATGTTTGTTAATAAATTTAAAATAAATCCAACAACACTTGCTAGTGGTACTACTGATATTAGTATTAATATTCCTTTAAATACCACAACACAAAATGTTGATTATGCTGAATTGATTGAAAAAGTTTTTGTTGATGTAGAAACTGAACGAGCAATTAATCCAATTATTGATTATGAAAAAGCTAGGTATTTACCATTAGATAAACAAGGTAGACAAATAAAAACAATAACATATGATGTTTATTTGTTAAAAAATAATGCTTATGTTGGATTTTATGGTGATGTAGGGTTTGTTGATGATGATATAATATTTAGAAAAGAATCGTTTAACCAAACAAACTTATATTTAGCTTTTTATGATAGTGATAATGCTTTAACTCAAAATCTTGTTTCGTATATCACATTATACCCAGAACTAAAGCCAATAGATTTGATACCAGCTGGACAACCAAAAGCTGGATGGCCAAAACCAGCTTCTCAAATTCCTATTAAGTTTGTTGTCGATAGTCCATTTTTCAATCCAATGGGTTTTGCTGAGGGTTATTATCTTTATGATTATAAAAATTTATTAGCAATTGGTGAGACAAAGTATTTATATATGAAAGCTATTTTTAGAAATGCTAAAACTGGTAAATTAGTTAATATGATGGTAAAAAATGTTGCACAACCTATAGATAAATTAGTTCGTGAACTTTATACTAGATATGAATTAAAAAGATTACCAAATGGTTATTTTTATGTTATTGATGACACTTACCAAGGTAACACATTTGGGTCGAATAATGTTGTTTATAACAATGACCAATGTAAAGTAACATTATATGAAATTAATGCAACATAATGGAAGTAATTAAAAGAAAAATAATATTAGAAAGGAGTACTGATAGAAGTACTAAAAAAAACTGGGGTACGCTTACAGCTACAACCTTTTATATTAATATTTTATTAACACAAACTATTGATGATATTGGGTTGATGACTGATTTTGATAATGAATTAGTACCATACGGTACTAATATTCCAAATTATACTGTATTAACTGATAAATTAAACGGTTTAAGTTTTTCTTTTCCATTTATGGAAGGTGCTCAAACACCATTTTTTAACACTGTTACCTCACCTATGAAATTGTGGAAAGTGTTAAGATATCCACAATATGATAAAACAAACTACTATAATTACACAAAAAGCGTAATTACTGGACTGACTGAATCTAGAATTGAAGATGTAAGAACTTATGATATAGCAATACCTTTTAAAGTTGGTTTTGATATGAATAAGGGTTTTTATGAAAATTATGAAAACGATACTATTTTAGGTGTTGATAGATTAATTAGTGATGGTAACCCTAAAAGATATGTATTTGATGCAAGTGACGATTCAACAATCGGTACAATTAATCAAACAACTGGACTTTATTTTGAAGATTATACTGGTAAAACCGCTGTAATAATTGATGGTGTTAGAACAAACCTAGTCAAAACAAAAGTTAGATATATTGGCGAAGGTTTTAATGAAACCAATATTGGTTTAAGTCCAATAATAAAAGAAGAATATTTATTTGGTAAAATTTTTCCACCAGAAGTTCAAAATGATGTATTTATAGAAAGAGGAATAAATAACGTATTTGATAAACATTTAAAATTATCAGAAATAAGGAATATTAAAGGTTTAGAAAGATATGGTAATGGTTTTTTTAAAGTGACTAAAACATAATGACAGAAAAAGAAAAAGAATATAATAACAAGTGGTTACTTTCACACCATTTGCTATTATCTTTAGAAGAAATAAATAAATTATCTGACCATGAAATAGACATCATGGTCAATTTTATAAATAAAGAATTAAAAAAATAATATATGGCAACGGGAACATATGGAATAGTAAGACCAGCTGATGTATCACCAGAAGATGTTGAGATTTTTTATCATTATACACCTTCTAGAGATAGATTAGGTAATTCACAATTAATCAAATTAGACCCAGCGACTGTTTTGATTAAAATAGATAACCCAAATAAAACACAGTCTAATGTAACTGGTTTTGAGGTTTTTGGTGGTATGTATACATTAAAATTACCAGTTGAAAATTTTTCATCTAAAGGATATTATACTATCATAATAAAACCAATTGAGATTAGAACTAGGATTACTGATGTTGGTGTATTATCAGCATTACCAGATAGTAGAGGACTTATTTTCGATATTTCTGGTTTACCAAGTACTATTAGTAATAGATTTGAAAATAATGGTTTGGTGGGTTATAGAATTGAATATTTAAATACAACTTCATCAGCGAGTGATTCAAAAATTAGTAATTTTTTCAGAATTATTACGTCAAATAACAGAGCAGAACCAGTCAATCAAAATTTAACTAATACAAATCAAAAAGCTATTAGATATCGTTTTAATGATAATTCTACTTTAACATTTTGTACTGTATCACCAGCTTCCGCACCTAACGTTAAACCAAATGCTTTACCATTTATTGGACAACCAAATCAAGAAGTTATTATAACTAATACCTTTTTTAATCCAATAATGATTGAAGTTGAAATGGTTGACCATGATTTTGATACATTAGCATACGCACTTTATGGTAACCAAACTAAAAGTCTTGAAGATGGTATTTACACTATCTACAACTTTAATAATGATATTTACAAACAATACAATCTTTATGAGATTAAAGACCAATTTACTGGTTCTCCGTTGTTTGAAGTTAGAGAAGAAAGAACAGCAATTGATTTTTCAAAATCTTTTGATAATATAACACAAATATAATATTTAAAATGGCAAAAAAGGTAAAAATAGCTGGTTATTCTAAGAAAATTACATATGATTATGGTAATGTTCAATATAGAGATTTTAATCCAGATTTAGTTGGTTTACAATTCGCCACCAGAGGTGGTACGTCTTTATTTACCATGGGTAATTTTAATATTACCACTAACCTTGACCCTAAATTAGATAGAAATTATATAACTGGTAAATATTCTAATTTTATCACATTAGATGATTTAGATTTAACAGAATCAGAAGCTCAATCTTTATTAACTAAAAATACTGATACTGTTTTAAATTTAGATAATAGAATCTTAAAAAACTTTGCATTATTTGGTTCAATGACTGAATATGTTAGGATAACATTAGAAAACATTATAACAACATGGCCAGCTTCATTACATGCTACTCAATTTATATTTTATAATAACCAAAACTTGGTTGGTGATACATATGAAGATTATTCGTATGATTCAATTAATGATGTCAGTACTTTAAAAATAAATGTAACATTTTTAGAAAATAAATTTAAAATTAATTTTTTAGCAAATGGTACTATTGCTGATACTTTTAATGAAAGTAATGATTTAAGAAATATAACGGTAAATTATTTATCTTATGTGTTGTTTAATAACAATACAGAATATCAATTAATTGAGTTTACTGGTTCAACGTCAGAGTTCAACGATTACATATATCTTAAAGTCAAAGGTCAACCATTTACTGGTACTAGTGCTAGTGGTAAAGTAAATTATCATATTAGACCAAATAAAAGTATAATTAATACATTTTTTAATTCATTAAATGGTTTAAGTAAATATCTTCTTAATAGAAACGTAATTCCATTATATACAACATCTTTTACTTACCCAGTTAGAGATGGGTCTGGTGAAATATCATATGTAGATGAAACGATTACATGGCCAGTTTCTGATGGGTATAATATAGATTTTGATGCATATGCTTATGAAAGTTATGCAACTCAGTTATTAAATATTTGTACCAATTACGATTCAAACGAAACAAATTTAATGACTAGATTTTTGGTGTCTGAATCAATTTCATCATTTGATACTGTTCCAGTGTTTTTAGATGAACGTCATCAAGATACAACAACTGGACAAAAAGTTAATAAAACGCTTAACATATATGGTAGGTCATTTGACGATATTAACCAATTTATAGAAGGTGTTTCATTAGCTCATTCAGTTTCTTATGATAAACAAGACAATGTACCAGATAAATATTTAAAAGATTTAGCCAGAATATTAGGTTGGGATTTAGTTAATATTATTAAAAGTGGTAATCTATTAAATAACTATACAGAAAATTCCGATTCAACATTTTCTGGGGTTTCTGTTGGTTTAACACCAGTTGAAAAAGATTTAGAACTTTGGAGAAGAATTATTTTAAATACACCATGGTTATGGAAATCTAAAGGTGCTAGAAAATCGATTGAGTTTTTATTAAATTTTATGAGTATCCCTAAAGGATTAATAACTTTTAATGAATATGTTTATAGAGCAAAAGCACCAATAGATATGGAAATTTTTAGACGTATTTTAGAAACAAATGGTTTAGATGATGATATGTCTTTATATCCAGTTGATTTTGATGGGTATCCTAAACCTTTAGCTGATTCTGAAAATTTGTATTTTCAAGGTAATGGATTATGGTTTAGAGAAACTGGTGGTAGTGGTGCAACAATAGATTTATTATATGGTAATAACCCACATGTGGGACCTTATGATGGTGGTAGTGCTTATATTAATCAATTTAGAAGAATCATACCTAATTTTTCAGCTACTACTGTAGAAATAGGTAATTTTCAAACAACTAAAGATAACTTATTTTTAAATTATTCTCAAGGGGATATAACTAGTTATAATGGTGATGTTTATGTTGATGTTTTAAATTTAGATAATCAAGATATTAGTCAATGTGTTGTTTATAAAGCTGAAATTATAGCTGACCCTATGCCTACTATACCTAAAACAGATTGTGGATGTCCAACAGAAGGTGATGATGAAATTTTAAGTATTTGTTTGGGTGAAAATAAAGTACCTAAACCAATATGTAATAATTTAGTTAAAACAATTAATCCTACAACATATTATTCACCATACATTGGAGAACAAATACCATATGATAAACCATTTTTTGTTGGTGAGTTTAATATCTTTGATTCAAAGGATGTTAAAGTTGGTACAAAAAGTAGTGTGTATTTTAGTAAAGAATGTTGTAAAACTATTGGTGGACAACCAGCTTTATATGATGGTCTTTACGATACTGGTATTAATATTGACGGTAATTCAACAGATATGGGTACTTCTGGTTATGTATGTTGTAAAACAAATAATTTAAGTTCTTTAACTTGTGGTTGTAATGTTGCGTGTGATTGGTCATTAATTGATAGGTCAGATAGGTCAGAAAATAGTGAAGTTTCGTTAGTTGAACCAATTGAAATACCAGCTGGTTCTAATAATTATTTTTTAAAATTTAGAAGACAACATGGTTATGGTAATTTTGTTGTGACAACAGTAGATGGTTCCAACTGTCCTACTAGTAAAGGTTATACAACTAAAGTTGCTAATATTACTGACCCTTTTAGTGGTGAAATTGGTTTTGGTTGTAGAATAACTAGTGCTGGTTTAGCCGATTATCAATCTAATGGTTTTGGGTCTTATTTTGTTAAGTTATTTGAAGCTAGAAGAATAGGTTCATTTAGACCAAATGATAGAGGTAGTATTGGTTGTTGTGAAGAAATAGAAACATACACAAAATGATTATATGAATAAAATTAATAAACAAATATAGAAAAAAATGAGTTATTTTTTCGATTTAGAAGATTTTCAAACAACATGTAGAGCTTATGGTGATTACTTGTTTAAACAGATGGGTGGACAAGTTGATACTAATAAAGAGATTTATTATGAAACATATGGTACGTATGATGGTTATGTACCAACCCAAGAAACACTATTTTTTAACAGTGATGGTTCAATATCAATGTTTTTAAAAGATGTGTATAGTAGGACAGATAATAGTTATAAAGAATTTAATTTTGGTAGCTATTGTTGTGAAAATAGAATGTCTTTTGTGGTCACTAGGGCAAAACAAACATTTGGTTTATTTTCAGATATTGATTTAAATACAGTTAAATTTGTTTGGGATAATGATAAACAAACTTGTCGTTGGAAACCTATAAGTGATAAAGAATGTAATGAAGTTGTTAATACATATAAAATAGCGTTAAACCCAGTTGGTGATGATGGTGCTTTATTTAATATTGAAAAAAATGATAATAATTGTTCATTAAATATTGATTTTAGTTATTTATTTAAATTTGATTGTGACGCTATGGCTAAAACATTAGCGGCTCCAAATGTTGACCCAAAAACAATTCAAAATAAAAAAAATAAAGAAAAAGAATTAGCTGAAGTTATTTCTAAATGTGAAACAATTACTGAACTTTTAGAAAAGAAAAAAGAAGAATTTAATAATGCTTTCTATTCAATCACTTTAAGTACAAGTGAAGGTAGTGGTGGTTTTGACGGGTCTTCAACTACTTATTGTATAGATGAGGAGAATGATGGTTTAGTACAATTAGAAGCAATTTTAGGTCCATTAAATTTTAAAAAATTTATAGAAGGTGACGAAAATTTAATCATTGATGCCAATACTTCATATACTTTACTTAATTTAAATAATCAAGTATCTAACAAAACTAATAGACCGTTGTTTTTTGAATGTGATATACCATACGGTACTAAATCTCAATTAAAACATGATATAGATAAACTTTTAGCAGAAAGTAGAGCTTGTGAAGAAGAACAACAAAAATTGAGATTTGAAATTTCTCAAATTAAAATAGAAACAACACCTTTAGAAAAATGTTCCAAACCAATTTATGCGTTAGAAACATTAGATATCAGTATGACATTAGATGTTATTGAATCAGACGGAAGTATAACAACTGTAACTGAATTAACTCTATTCCCAGAAATAGGTGTTGGTAATTTATATGACTATTTAATTGAGAAACAAAATGAAAGTGGTATTTATTTCTGTGGTATACCTAAAAGTACTGAAACATGGACAAGTGGTTGTACTAGTTTAATAGCTCAAGAATTAACTTATCCAAATGGTTTAACAAATACCGAACCTAATTTAAATGTGTCTACATGTAACACAATTAAAAATTCATTATTGACTGATTTATTGTATGAATCACCATTTGGGTTAACTGATGTTGAAAAGAAAGCTTTCTACGCAACGTTAGATAAGAAAGTATTTGCATCTAATTGGTTAAATTTTAACAAAACGATTGAAGATGAAACTATAATAAATAAAATAAAAAATAAAAAAATTAAAGTTTCAGTTAAAGTTAATAATTCTTGTAATTTTGTCTGTGTTTATATTGATAATATAAAATTAAATAAAGAATGTGTAAACGGAGAAAGTAAAACAGTTTTATTATCTAAATCACCTAGTTTTGAAATAGAAAAAGTTATTGATAATAAAAAATCATGGGTTTATAATACAACTAGAGTAAATAGAAATTTTGAAATAGAAAATTTAGATAATTTAACTATTTTTAGAAAAACTGGATATGACGTTAATGATGAGAGATTAATAATAAACACTAAAGAAATTGATTTAAAAATTAATGCGGCAGCAGCTATAGAAAATGATGTTTGGTGTTACATAAATGACAATAAAGATTTATTAAATATTTATACTGATTTTTGTCAAGAAGAAATTGTTTTTTCATGTCCATCTGGTTATATAGCATCACCTTCAAATGATAGTTGTTATTCAGCATCAACAATTAATGCTTCATTTAGTGGTACTATGTTTACTGCTTATACTGGTAATAAAGTTACATCGTATAATAAGTTTGGAACTAGATTTTATGAAAATATTGATAATTTTACATACCCATTAACTTTACCATCTAGTACGGTTACTGATAGTTCTGGTGTAACTGTTTCAGTACAAAGTTTGGTTAATTCTGGAAATAGTTTTTGGTCTAATAATGCTCTAAATTATTCTCATGGTAGATTAAATGACGCTGGTGTTTGGGGTACTTATTTAGCTAACCCTAGTGGTGGTGGTACAAACTATCCAACTTTTGAATGGGTAGGGTTTACTGTATGTATCGATATACCAGAACCAAAAGTTTATTATTTAGGATTAGCGTCAGATAACAGACTTAGATTTAAAATAAATGGTGAATTAATTGTTAATTTTAATCAAGTAAATACAGATAATTTTTACTATTTACACGTATTTCCAATTAATATTCCTTCTGGACCGACAATAATAGAAGTTGAGGGTTATAATGATGGTAGCCAAGCTGCTTTTGTTGCTGAAATTTACGACCCAACCAATTTAGAAACATTAACAGCATCAACATCTACTGGAACAACTGGTTTAATTTTTTCTACCAAACAAATGATTGGTCAAGAATTTTTATTAAGTACAACAAATGGTTATTCTTGTCCAGCTGGTTATTCGTTAAATAATTGTAGTGGTGGAACACCAGTTTGTACATCTATTGGTAGAAGTGTGATATTAGCAACAAGTGGTACTACAACTAGTTGTGGTGATGGGTGTGTTGCGTATTCATCTTTAACATCAACTAATTTATCAACAGTTGAAGATGCTTATGTTTTCAGAGAAGTTGTATCTACAGAATTGATAGATGTTAAAAACAGAAAAATTGTTGAATCGTATGGAACAGCTAGAGGTTTATATGATAGATATTTAAATTCAGTTGATTATAATGGTATTCAAAGTTCAGAATATGATTATGATAAAATGGATAGTTTAACTCAAAAAATTGGTAGTAACTGGGTTGATGTTATTGAACAATTAGTACCAGCTACAACTATTTGGGGCAGTGTTAAAGTTTATGGTAACACAATATTCGACCAACAAAAATTTAAATACAAAAAAGGTACTACGTTTACATGTATTAATAATAAATGTAATTTGGGTTATGTTGATTTCATTAACAATTGTATGGGTTCAATAATTGATAAATTTTATTCGGATGAATGTCCATCTGAAGCAACACTTAGTAGTACTTATTACTATGGTGATGAATAATTAAATAATTAAATAAAAAAAATATGTCTAATAAATACGTTACTGTTATTCTTTCTTCTACTGGGTTAACACCAACTAGTACTGTTTTTGATGTGTATTCAAATGGTGATAATTTTTATACACCTATTGCAACTAATATAAGTGTTGATAATTTAACTGCTACTACAACACCTTTTAATATTAAAGTGCCAATGTCAGCAACTAAAATGATGGTATTGGATAAAAATAATGGTTATAAAACATATGCAAATATAGGTGCTAATAATTTGTGTGAAACATGTGATTTAGGTTTTGATTTTTATCCAACAGCAACAGTTGGTAGATTATATGCTGGTAATTTAACTGGTACATGCCAATCTGGTTTTGGTGATTATAGAATTTTTTGGTATGGTCCTAATAGTTCAACAAATGTTGCTTATGTTAGTGGCTCTGGTAGTACGTTTAATTATAATTTTAGACACCCATTAACTGGTCCTACTGGATTATTTGCTTTGGCTGGTACTTATTTTCCGATAATAGATAAAGTAAAAATAAGTGGTGCTTCTTTTTCTCAAAGTGGTAATACGTTATATAGTAACGACCCAGTTCCAGCATTATTAACATGTTTTGAATCTGTAACGGTTGAAGTAGATGCATTTACATGTAACAATGGTGATAGTTCTGATTTATCACAATATGAACATAGAGTATTATTTACAGCTGTGGGTAATGGTGAATCTCCTAGACCACTTAATTCAACATTTTTATTAAGTGCTGGTACAAAATATTTTCCATGGAAATTTAAAGGTGAGTCAGTCCCAGATAAAATTAAATTAACTTATTATGGTTCTGCCTATGATTATGCACCTATTGTGTTAGACTATTGGGATGTAGGTGAACAATTACCTGGTAATAATTATAGTTTAAATGTTTTTCCTAAATCTGCTGACACAGCTGGTTATATTGGTAAATTAATATGTTTAACTGGTTTTACGATAAATGATAATGATACTATTATCATGGACGTTATTCCAAACACTGGTAACCCATCAACCAACTGGGATTTTTATTTTGGTTGTTTTAATGACACAATTGATTGTACGTTAAATACTGGTACGACAAGACCATATAAAATAATAGGGTCTTCAATAACTGGTATAACTGGAACATGTGGAACAATATTTAGATGTCAATTTTCTGGTGTGCCAAACTCAGCGACAACACAATACGATTTATTTAATTATGCTGGTACTAATCAAATTTACCCAACTTTTAATAATAGTGGAATCGGTGATTTACTAGGTAGTAATAATATGAATTTTTCAATCGTCCAATGTAATAGTAGTTGGTTATTTTATCGTTCACCATCTAGTAACTTTTGTGCAACAAATGCAGCGTATAATATCACATATGAAAAATCAGTTGGTAATTTTAAAATAACAACAAATAATCCAGTATATATTACAGATATTTTTAGTGATTATAATACAAATATAAAACCAAATATATCGATATTTTCTGCTGATTCTTCAAATATAAATTATTATAGATATATTGAAATAGGTTACCCAAACTCAACTGGTTCACAAGTTTGTGGGGATGGTACAACTAGAAGAACAATTCAATTACATCAATCATCCGTTGTGACGACTGGTACTTCTGGTTCTGATTATTGGATTAATTACACTATGCCTACAATAACATATGGTATGAGTTTTAGCACATGTGATTTGTTTTGTTCAAGTATTGTGTCTGGATATGTTATTAATTTAAATGATTATTCCACTGGTTCAACATATAATTATACTGGAACGACTAATACAGCGTCTAGATATTTATATGGTCATACTGGGATTTTAACGGCTGTATCGTCAACTACTGTTAGTACTGAATGGAATTTTCAATCTTATATTGAATTAGAAAATTTTCAAAATGAAACAATTCCAGCTTCTGGTGCATCATATACTTTAATACCATCATTATCTGGTACTGCTTGTCCAAATATTAGTAAATATTTTTCAAGTACTTCAACTGGATATCGAAGATATAATGCTTGGTATCAATATAGGTTAATCGACCCATTAGATTTATCTGCTTTTCAAATCTATACTAATAAAGTGTTAGAAACTGGAACAACGGTAAATGCTTATGTGTATGAATTAGTTTATACTTTTTCTGGTGGAACAGTACAATATAGTAACCCAAATTATATATTATAATAATTATAAATAAACAACAATATACTTATGTATTTATTCGATTTAGAAGATTTTAAATGTGACCAATTACCAGATGATTGGGAAGACTATGGAAATAGTATTAGAGCTATCTTTGATAGTACAATAAAGTGTTTAGCTGAATTAATTGAGACTTCTGATGCAACTGAAGAAATAAAACAAACATTAAATTCTAAACTTCAAGAATTGTATTCTTTTTATATTAATGATGTTAAAGTTAAATTGGCGTTGTTGATTGCCGAATTGGCTGATAATCCAGCTGGTAGTACGTGTTTTAATAAAACATTATACACAAACTACATCGCATCATTTAACACTGCTAATGATTTGGTATTGGAAATTAATGGGTTATTAACATTTGGTGATGACGCTATTGGTTATGATTTCGATATTGATGTTGACACGACATTAATTTATCCAACAACTGGTTCATCTTATAATAAAGTAATTAAATGTGTTGGTGTTTATATGAAACAAATGGATTTTGGTTCAGAATTCATAGGTAGTGTTAGAATTACAGAGACAGCACCAAAAGTAGAAAGTTATGCAATTGATTGGCCTGGTCATAGGGATGGAGAATGGTCTGTAAATAGATAATACTAAAACTAAATTAAAACATATTTATAGATATGCCACAATTAATTAAAAGTATACAAGGAAATATAGTAGAAAACATCATGGGTGATGTTAACTATATTATTGGTGTTTCTGGTGAAGCACAACTAGAAGATTATATTAATCTTAATGGTTTTGTTGCATATTTACAAAATTTTTCTAGGGTTATGACTCTAACTAAATTACAAACACCATCAGAATTCGGTTTAAAAAACACATATAACGTTGAAATAAATACATTAGAAATAAATTACTAATGAGGTACCAAGAGCAAATTTACATACAAAACCAAAATTCTGCGGTTAGAAATAGAGCTATTAATAATTTTAATTTTAGTTCTGATTTGTGTGTGTTTAATACACCAATATATAATCTTAGCGGTGCTACAAAGTTAGATTGTTGTGAATGTTCAACAACAATAACACCGCATGATACTTATTCTGGTGGGACCGTAACTTTACCAACCATACAATCTGGTGGTGATTGTGGGGATATGATAAACCTTATTGAATTAGCTAAAAATCAAGCAATAACTGCATATACTGCTTCTGGAACTACAGCTGTTACTAATAATTTAAATATAGAAGTAATTGGGTGTACTCAAGTTGTTAAATGGAGAATTGGATTAAATGAAGTTTGGGTTTTAAGAAATTCAAATGGTTATTTAAATGCTTATTACATTGATGATTATACAGTACCCCAAAACTACATTCTGAAATACCCCACTATGGGTTATACTGGAGCTTGTTGTGACAATGGATATATCTATTCTCAAAAAGAATGGAATGATTTTTTAACTGCTACTGGTTATACTGGAACAACATTATTTATTGATTTACCAATTGAAACGGCTACGTCTTGTAAATTAAATAAACATAATTGTGCTTATGATATTAACATAACGGGTGCAACATATATTATTTCTGCAAACACAGAAACAATACCATTGACGTTTGATTTTACTGCAAATACACAAACATTTATAGATAATGAAACTAATTTTAGATATGAAATCTATAAATACAACAACAATAATGGAATATTTTCAGCGATACCTATTTATAAATCAGATATTTATTCATACTCTGCTTTTAGTGCAACAAATTCAATTACTCAATATGTTCCAGCAAGTGGTTTAACACTAGATGGTGAATATTTAGTAAAAACTTATCATCAGTATAGTGCTTGTACAAGTTTTTTAAAATTGTTAGGTAAGAAAATAGATACTATAAATTATAAATCTGGTACTGAATACAACATTTATAATAAAAACTTAGATTATTATTTTATAGGTGTTAATAAAGCTGACACACCAGAATTATTGGCAAATGGTTCGAACAATTTACCAAATGCTGTTTTAAGACAAGTTAGTGTATTACCACCAGCTGGAATAACAAATATTGTTAAACCTGGTGATATTTTCAGTGCATTTATCGTTACATTAAATGGTCTTGTCTTATCAAATACGTATGATTATTCAATAAGTGGTGAAACAATTGTTTTAGCTGGACCAACACAACCAGATGACTTAATAACTTTTATTTATACGCCACAAGGTGGTAGAACTTTTTCTAATGATATTATCGATATAAATACAGCTATTGTTAGTGGTGTAACAAACGGTCAAGGTAGTAACTTGGTTTATTTTAATACAACAACGAATAAATTTGAAGTTTACACAACTGTTACCCCACAACTAGGTGGTAATATTATATTAATGTTAAATGGGGTTACACTAGCTAATAACATAGATTATTACCAATCAACAACTAATCCTAAAAGGTTAATACTTGAAGGTGATTTATTAGTTGGTGATATAATCACTTTAATATATTTCCCACAAACAGATGTTGTAAATGGATTAAATACTAGTAAACCAATAGTTAGTTGGTCTATACAAAATTTTCCACAAAAAAATAATGGTTATTTTTCTTTAGAAGTTAGTACTGGAGAAACATTTAACACATTTTATTATAGTGGTTATACACCTTATGATATAAATAATATTTTATATTCAGATACGTTTACAGCTAGTGGTACAGTTGGTAGTAATCTATATTATAGGGTTAAAAATGAAAAAAATTATGAAACCATTTGTGGTAACATTATAACAACAACAGCATATAGTGAAGTAATACCAGTAACAATTCTATCAAATTCGTTAAATTCGTATTAATAAACTTTACTATTGCATATTTATAACTAAAATAAAGACAAAATATATTTATAAAATATGAGTTATATTATTAAAAAAACCAGTCCTTTTGTTAGCATAAAACTAACTCAATTGGGTAGAGAACAATTATCATTGGGTAGATTAACCTTTTCTCATTGGGCTATTGGTGATTCTGAAATAAATTATGAAAGAGAATCAGTGGTTGAAGACAACCCTAATAACTTTCCATTATCAGCTACCACTATGGTTATGAGACCTTTTGATAGACAACCTAATTTAAAATATTATATTTACCCTAGTGCATCTGGTGATTTTTATAAACCAATTAATGGTTCAGTTCTTAGTGTAAATAAAATTGTTGTTAACAATCAAGCTCAAGATAGAGGTTTTTTCTTTTTAACTGGGACAACTTACTCTTCTAGAACTGAATCAGAATACGTGTTAAATACTAACACACCAACGTCTACATCTTTTAGTGGTGGTTCTGTGTTTAATCTTGCGACAACAGCTGCAACTGTTGGTGATTTAGTATTAATTAAATTTGGTCCTACAGACGGAACAGCTACCTCACCAAATGAAAACACTAGACCATTACAAAATTTATGGTATAAAATTCAAGGTGTTACTGGATTAACGGTTTCATCATCAATTGTCACACTAGATAGAGATTTACCTAAAATAACTGGTTTTTCACAATACTATGTTTATAAAGGTGGTGAAGTATATGAGGCTTTTGGTGAAGAAACACAAACAGCATATTGGGATACTGGAACGTTGTCTTTTGATTCTGGTTGTCATGTAACATGCGATGATGTTCCAGTTTGGAATATGAATAATGTGTGGTGTGAAACTGTTGCTGGTGTGACTGGTTTAACAACAAGTAATTTATACGAAGATTATACTAAATATGGTTCTTATCCATACTTAGGTGCTAAAAATCCTTATTTTGAATATGCTTGTATTGGTAATGATTCAGCAACTGATTTGGTTTGTAATGCACCTGGATTAAGTTATTTAGATAGCGTGTGTAAATCAATATCTATACTACATTATACAAACAATACTATTTCTAATTTATATGGTGAATTTTTCTATACTGATGCTGCGAATAATAAGTATTTAAGTATTGCATTACCAGATTTAATGTATCATAGAAGAAATGGTAGTACTGGAAGTGGTACAACTATGGGTATGGAGTTTATTGCGACTGGTACGTCTAAATATATTAATAATGATATTGAATACATTGAATTAGTTGAAAAAACTAGTTTATTAGCTAATGGTGTTACACCAAATGTCGTAGGTAAAGTGTTCCCTCAATTAAAAACAGTAGTGATACATAATGACGAGATAATAGCTGCAATGTCTTACAAATCAAATAGAAATTGGACATTACCAGAACTATCAGCTGTATTAGCGTCACCTACTGGTGGTACATCGACTGGTGTGTTAGATATTAATGAAACAATGTATTTAACTTATATTTTAGATAATGTTGGACAAACTAGTGGTTTTACTAGCGCAATGCCATGTCAAACATATGTTAAAATAACAAACACAACATCATCAGCAAAAGATGTGCATTTTAAAATATGTGAAACTGATTTATTACCATATATGCGTAAAAAAGAAACATCACTAGATGGTTATGGTTTCTATGCTCATAATTTTAGATTGTTGTATCAAATAGTGTCTGGACAAAATGATAGACCAGAGCCTGGTTCTTGGAAAGTATACGATTACACTTCTACAGCTATCACAACAGTTGCTGGACAAAGTATTGACCCTAAATTATTAGAAAATCAATCACCAATAACTAATGGTTTTTATTTGGATACGATTAAAGATGCATCATCAACTACATTTAATTTAATTAGTACGCTTAATCTACCACTTAATGCTTC